GAAGTGGGTAGGCAAAGGTATACCAGAGAAACACTGGTCACCAATCTGCAAGCTACATGGCAAACGCCTTAATGCTAATAAGTTACACGACTTAAACGAAAGCATCAGAAATGCTAAATCGTAAAACAACAAAATGCAGTGAATGTAAAATACGCTATGACAAACGCGATATGCGTTATGAGCAAGGTGTTGTAGTCTGTTATGATTGCTATTACACGCCTATAAGAGCCGAACTAACACTGCTTGATGTCGAGCTAATGCACAAGTCAGAGCAAGAACTGTTAATGGCAGAAAGCAAAAAAGAACTAATTAACACGTTAGTGATGATAACACTAACAGCAACATTACTAGCAACTGCAATAGCACTTGTAATACTAGCAATATAGGGAATAAAAAAATGGATAAATCAGAGAGTACAAAACAACTACAAAAAGCATTATTGAAAGCAACGCCAGAATTACCTGCTGTTACTTACAATGCGGCTGTTAAGTATGGTAAGACTAACTTTGAGTATGCTAACATAACAAGCATACTAGATGCAGTACAGCCAGTCTTAACTAAATATGGACTTACACTAATGCACAGCATGGATAGCATAGAAGATGGTGTAATAAAATTTAGCGCAACGCTAACACATGCAGACAGCGATGAATTTGTAAAATCATATTTATATATGAGGCCAATATCTTTATCACCACATGATTGCCAAGCGGCGTTTACATATGCCCGTAGAGGTTCAACAGTTGCCTTGTTGGCACTAAGAACTGTTGACAATGACTATAGTGAAATAACATCGCGCGGCACAGATCAAGACTTGTTAGAACATTACAGTAAACTTTTTGGAAGTGCAAAAGATGTTAATGAGTTAAATGGTTACGCTATGGAACTAGCTAAGTTAAAGTTGCCTAGCGGTAAGACTAAGACAGAGCTAAACAATTATTACAGTCAGATTAAAACTAAGCTAGGAGCAAAAACAAATGTTAATTAATGCAGTAGAACAAGGTTCTCCAGAATGGTTTGCACTTAAGGCAGGTAAAATTAGTGCGAGTAGGGTAGGCAATCTATTTCTAGGTAAGTCAACAGCTACTAGAAACAATTTAATAGCTAGTTTGGTTAGAGAAAGGCTAACAAGTACATACTCGCAAAATACCTTTACAAGCAAGGCAATGGAGCATGGCACTGAGACTGAGGAGGAAGCTAGACAATACTACAGCATGGTAAACGACGTTCATGTGCAGACTTGTGGAATTGTTACACATGAGGAATATGACTTTATAACAGTTTCACCTGATGGCTTGGTAATGAAAGACAATAAAATTAGCTATCTGCTAGAGATAAAATGCCCTTTTGCAGATGCTATGCACTTAAAATACTACACAACTGGACATCATGCCAAGCAGTATAAATATCAACTTGGCTTACAGATGATGGTATGTGACTTAGACAGAGTTGACATCGTTAGTTACGATAACAGATGGCCAACTGATATGGTCATGGCAACAGTTACAGTAGAAAGAGATCCAGTTTTGGAAAAAGCAATACTAGATAAAATATTAGAAGCTAACGATGAAGTTAATTCTATTATCAAATCACTAAACATAGGAGATAAAAAGTGATAAACAAAGTAATACTCATAGGCAACATAGGTACGGATTTAGATACCCGTACATTTTCTAACAATAACAAGGTTATGTCATTTAGCCTTGCTACTAGCGAGAAGTGGAAAGGTAAAGACGGGCAACAACAAGAGCGTACTCAATGGCACAAGATATCTATTTTTAATGAGAACCTTATTAATGTGTTAGATAGCTATGCAGGGAAAGGCACTAAGATTTATCTTGAGGGTAAGCTACAGACACGTAAATACCAAGACAGTAGTGGTTCAGACCGCTATGTAACTGAAGTAGTGCTAGAGCGATACAATGGCGTTATACAATTACTATCTAAAAGTATTAGTGATGGTCAGCCTAAAATGAGTCCAAATCGTAAGGTTGTAGACGAATATCCGTTAGATGATGAAATACCATTTTAAATGTCAGCTATAATAAAAGATATAATTATAGGTGGTCAACGATTAATACTCGGTGACTGCCAACAAGTTATGCAAGAGCTTGGAAGCTTTGACACTTTAGTTAGTGACCCACCATATGAAATACAGACAAGCGGTGGCGGGCTACATAGCACGTTTCCATACCTACAGGAAGTAGGAAAAGCCAAGATACACAAGGGTTTTGATTACAATATAATTAATTCAGATTTATATGGTAGCGCGATAGTATTTTGTCATAATGACCAATTAGCAAAGTTGTTACCAAACCTTGCAAGCAAATATAAAAGATATGCACTATGCGCTTGGCAAAAGTCAAACCCAATGCCCGTTGCTAATAAACATTATCAGCCTGAGTTGGAGCTATATATTCATGCTTGGAACAAGGGCTACCATCCGCAAGGGGTACTAAGTGACAAGAAAAGAATATTTACAACTACAGTCGGTAAATCTAATTATGACCACCCAACAGTAAAACCTTTAGGCTTAATGCAAAAGGTAGTTACCAACGCTACAGGAACTATATTAGACCCTTTTATGGGTACAGGTACAACGCTAGTTGCGTGTGAGAAACTTAATAGGCGTTGTGTTGGCATAGAAATAAGTGAAAAGTATTACAACATTGCGTGTGAGCGCGTAAACGAGGCCGCTAATCAATTGGAGATGTTTTGATGGGTAAATATACATTACAAATTACAAATGAACCAGAAAGGCAAAAAGCACTTGACCTTGTTAAGCGTAGTCCAATCAATACCTATATAAGCTTTCAGCGTGATAAACGTACTACAGATCAGAATAAACTAATGTGGGCTTTGTTAACTATCATAAGCAATCAAATTAAGTTTGATGGTAATACTTGGGGTATGCACAAAGTCGGTGGTCGTTACAAGCCAGATGATTGGAAACAACTGTTTGCGGCAAGTCTATTCAAAACACAGTTTATGCCAGATTTAGATGGCGGTATGTTGCCGCTTAATCCTAGCACTTCCAGTATGACTAAAGAGCAACACAGTCAGTTATGTGAGCTTATAATTGCACAAGCGGCCAAATGGGGTATTGAGATAAAGGACATAGAGCCTGATGCTTGATTTAATCTTGCCATTCCCGATATCGGTTAATTCCATGTATTCTAATCATGGTAGACGACGTATTAAATCCAAACGGTACAGAATATGGCGAGAAAAGGCTATAGAAGCCTTGCAAGGACAATATAATGGTGAGTTGTTAGATTATGACATAAAGTTAGAAATAGCTCTCAGTGCGCCTTGTAAGCGCCGCAGAGACTTAGATAACCATGCCAAAGGTATACAAGATGCACTAACTGGAGCAATAATTGTAGATGACAGTCAAATAAAGCACTTGGAGATGTATTGGATAGACAAAAGAAAAGGAGGCTTGGCCAAAATATATATTGACAAATTTATAGAAATTTAACTAATAACAAATAGGGATAAAATTATGACTACACTGCCGTACTTCTGCTACTTTCCAAAAGACATGGGATATAAGATAGCACATCTAACATTAGCCGAAGATGGAGCTTATCACAGGCTTCTCAGACTATGTTGGACAACAACAGGTTGCACTATACCAAATGACATTACTTGGATTGCACGTAAATGCTTATGCAGATCACAAGATGACATAGACGTTTTACAATCAGTTTTAGACGAGTTCTTTCACATAAAAAAAGATAGATATTATAACAAAAGATTGTCGGAAGAATATGACAAGTCAAATGCAAAGCATAAAGCGCGTGTTGATGCAGGAAAAAGGGGTGGTCACGCTAAGTCACTGAAAAGTAACAATAAAAGTTCTAGCAAAGCTATAGCAAAAACAAAGCAAAGCTCTAGCAACCATAACCATAACCATAACCATAACCATAACCAGATTATTATTAATAATTTTATACCAAAGGAGCTAAACAAAAATACTAAAACTTACAGGCTAATTGAAAAGCATATGTCAAGTGATGAATTAGAATTACAACTTGAGAAGTTCATTGCCTATCATACCGACAAGCAAACAAAATCAACAGACTTCAACAGACAATGGAGAGCATGGTTACAAAACAACGTGCAATGGAAGTTAGAAAAAACAGGAGATAAGAATGTCAAACAATATAATACAAATACAAAACTCAAAGAAATTGGTGACAGCCGCCGTAAAAGACGGGGAGAGTTACTTAACGAGTTGCAAGCTCAAGGGTTGGCCAAGAGCGTTTGACTGCGCTCAAGACAAAGAATTAGCTACGAAACAAAAGCAGAACATTATACAGGTAAGAGAATACTATCTTAGTAAACTACAACCGAGTGAGCCAACTTACATATTGGGTAAGATAGAGATATTAGAAAGCCGATACTTTGAGAAAGAGACAGACCAGACAGTGCAGACGCAACTAGACCGCGAATGGATAGAGGATTTAGCAGAATATCCACCTGATCTGATCGAATTAGCGTGTAATAACTGGCGTAGAAGCAGTAAGAACTATGCACCAAGGTCAGCAGGTGTACTTATGGAAAGTGTTAAACAAGAGTATGTTAGGCGCGTCGTAACATATCGCAAAGCCGTATCGGTTTTGGAGATTATAGATGCTGATTAACAAAATATATGCAGAGATAAATCGTTGCCCTTGGTGGACAATAAGTCAAGTTGCCTTTGCATTGAATACAACACCTAACTCAATTACAGGGACGTGTAGTAGTGCAGGTACTACCTTTAATAAGATAAAAAAGCATGAAATAATGCGACTGAAAGAGTATGAAATTAACTCTAAAGCCCTTAGAAACATAAAAATGAGAAATTAAGTGTTGCATTATGTCAAATTATCAATTAACGAAAATATATAAACAAATAAAAGCAAGAAAAAGCAAACTTTTATTATGGAGTATAATTACAATACTTTTGTATAAAAGCATATAGGAGAAATAAAATGGACAATCACGAATATAAAAAGAAACTACAAGATTTAGGGTTTAACTTTGCGTCATACGCTAGATTTTGTGGTGTAAACAGATCAACAGTCATGAGACACTGCACTGGAGCTATTGAGCCTATCCCATACATCTACATAAGAGTATTAGAGTGGATTGAGGAAGGTAAGCTTGAAAAGCCAAAAGCAAAAGACATTGCAGAGCCAAAAAAACCAGATAGTAAGGCTAAGACTAAAAAGAAGTAAAATGGACGATTATGTAAAGCGTTATATATCTTATATTGAGATAAGTAATGGTGACGCTTGCGTAGTTTTAGATGATGGCTCAGTGTTAGGTGGTGTATTTTCCCTTAGTGCGGCTACTACAGCAGGTTCTACAAGTTACGCAGTCATAAATGCTTATATAATTAACGAACAAACAAACTTGCTAGATGATCTTATAAAAAAACATAAAGACAATGGCAAAAAGTAGAGTTTGGACAGATGAAAAGCGTGAATTAGCTAGGAAATTATGGCAAACTGAGTTGTCAACACACATTATAGCTGAAAGGCTTAATGTTACTTATGCTAGTTTACAATTATATGCACATAGAAATAGAAATACACTACCAAAACGCGGTATACCTAAGATTGACAAGCCAAAAGTAGTAGCAAGGGTAAGTCGTAACCAATATAAACGCTACACAGATAAGAACGAGATACAAAAAGCCAGTAAACTATGGCAATCACAAAAAAGCATATATGAAATACACACGACACTTAAAATGTCAGGTAAAACCTTTATTAAAATGCGCCGCTATGCACCTAATCGCTTCCCA